ATTCGTATTGAACCAGATTGGTATAACTATGGAATTAGAGCAAGGAGGAAGAAAGAAAATGAATGATCGTTGGCGACTTAAAAACAGAATTGATCCTTTGGTGTTATGCACCATACCTAGTAAGGACGAAAGAATTACAAAGATTATGCCGTATAGGGAAATATTACTTGTCAGAAAGTCTAAATTAGAAGAAGCAAAAGAAAAGTATGGGAATGATTTAGAGGTGATTTGTTAATGGATATTTTTGATCTGCTTGATAAGCTGGAAGAAATTGGCGATGATTATGAACCTAATTGTCCTGAAATCTATATTCAGATTGGGGACATGCAAGCACCACTCAGAAGTGTGAAGTATTTTCCTGAGAGTGTTGCGAATTATGGGGCAATAGTATTGAGTAGTGGCGAGAATCCGAAATTGGTACTGTGAGGTGTGAGTAATGAGCGATTATAATATAGATTTTATTCCTCAAGGCTGGCAATGTCCTATTTGCAAGAGAGTATATTCGCCAAGTACCACGATGTGTTATTCATGCGGAAATGAAAAGATTAGTGTTTCTACAACTACTGGTGAGGCGACAATAGATTGGGTCAAAAGGATTTCTGAAACTTTGGCTAAACCAAAAGGTTGGTGCAGCAGGAGTACAAAAATAGAAGATTGTATGGAAATGATGAGGAATGGTTGGACTCCAGTTGGATTAGAGAAGGAGAATGAAGATGAGATTTATTGACGTTGATGCGCTGCGTGACTACTGGCGTATTTCAGAACCATGTGAGAGTTGCCATTGGAACAATATTGATTGTAGTAAACCGCCGTATTATTCGTTACTTGATATATGTAAAGCAATAGATGAAATCCCCACTGTAGATGCCATCCCGGTGGAGTGGATTAAGCAGACTAGGGACTATTATGACGAGTGCTGGGATGAAGGATGGCATGTCCTTAACGGGTTAATTCTGGGATGGCAAGAGGAACAGGAGGGTAAGTGATGAATGATTTGATTTCAAGGGCGGCATTACTGAAGGAATGCGCCGAGTGTCAAAAAACAGACCCGCATTTTGAGGAACGTGGATGGGCGAGTCATTTCATAAACGATGCTGGAGAACCTAGCACAGAGTGGTATTGTGTGGAGGATATGATAGAAAATGCTCCTGCCGTAGATGCCGTGCAAGTGAAACACGGGCGGTGGATGAAAGTCCATGGTTATTGCACGCCGGGCGGCGACCCTGTGTGGCGCTGTTCGGTGTGCGGCAAGGGGATGCATGTTTACGGAATTGAGCATAGGACATATGGCGCGGATGTTGCGGAAGGCCAGTGGGTCGCGTGCCCCAACTGCGGAGCTAAGATGGACGGTGAAGCTGGTGATTGAGCTGAAGGAGGGATAGCATGTATAAGTGGTGTACGTTTTGCGGCAGCAATCAGCACGATACAAAATACTGCCCGCATACTTGGAACGGTCAGATAAACCGGGCGCGGTTACATTGTACATATTGTGGGTCAGATAAACACACAAGCACTTATTGCCCGAAGGTGTGGGGCGGGAATGAGAATAGAAGGAACAACTTAAACGGTGATTATATTGATTGAATTGAGGAGGGATATTAAATGGGATTTTGTAAGTTGATTCTGTCAGCTTTTATTTGGTTTTTTGTTGACGCATATTTTATTACGAATTTTAATCCTAGTCTTCCCGACTGGGTTGTACCTGTTAGTCTGGCTGTTATGTTGTCGGGATGGATTTCATATAGTGATTAGATGATTCTTATAAAAGCATACGATTTTGCTTTGAGCCAGTATAAAGAGACACTTGAAGAGCTTGTCGAGAATAATGATGGCGACGTTAAAGAGATTTGTGTGTTCTTGCTTAATTTGTTGAGGATCAAGGAAGTAGATATTGAAAAGGGGTTTTACATTTGATTGCTATTGATATGAAGATGCCTGAGAATTGTGTTGAATGTAGATTTAGTCAGGGCGATTATGGATTTTGCAATGCTATGCCTGAGAATTTCTGCGGGTATGTTAATCAGATTGAGAATGAAGGTAAGCCTGATTGGTGTCCACTTCGACATGTAGACAAACTTATGGTAGAGCATGTTTTTCAACAAGAAGATTTTGAGAGATACGGGAAAGATACAGTAAAGAAGTATCTTATTGACACAACTGGTAGAAAAATCGGAGACAAGATTGTTGACGATATGATGTGCGAATGGGAGTCAAAGCCTATTGATCCAGAATTTATGCCATTTGGAACTCGTGTAAGAACTACTGTGAGTGTCGTGCGACCTGAAATTGGTAAGGAGCGTATGATTTGAATAAACAGCTACAGAAGGTGATTAATGAGCTTGAATTATTAGTAAGAGAAGAACTTGTAGAGCATGAGGATATTAGGAGCTTTGGAATTGATCCAGAGGATAATTATATTATTGATCCAAGGTCAGTTATTCAAGATACTATTGAATTACTCAAAGAGTATGATTATGCCTTGCGAGGAATGGTTTATCAGTATTGCACCGAAGAGCATGGAGAAAAAGAGGAATTTTTTCATTACTATATGTGTGCTGGTGAAGAAGCGTTTAGAGTGTTGGGTATTGAAAATGGCGAGGAGGTTACAGACGAGTTTATATGGAGTTGAGAGAGAAGGTTATTGAAAAGTTAGAAGAAGCCATGATGCTGTCTGAAGCTGCTAATGAATGTAAGGTAACACTTGGGTATGGAGTGGTAGAAGACATTCTCGCTCTGTTGAAAAAACAGGGAAGTAAAAAAAAAGAGTATGTTTATGTCCACGATGTTAATTATGATGATTGGTCTGGCGCACAAGGTAATAATAGTGAACGGATAAGGGAAGAACAGGAAAGGGCATACTGGGGAATTTATGGATAGAGAGATTAATCGTGAGAAGGTTATTAAGGGGCTGGAGTGTATTGTATCGTCTGGAAATGCTGGAATGAAAGACGATTGTGCAAGTTGTATTTATCCGGGTGGTGGAGATTGTATTGCCCCAGCTTTGCGTGACGCTCTCGCGCTGCTGAAAGCGCAGGAAGCGCGAGAGCCACATTACACAAAATTGGAATACATAGTAAACGGTATGCCCGTAGCCATCAACCATCCAGAGTGTCCAAGGTGTTACGATAACGGGCTGGTGTTGTGGGACGCAGAGATTGTAAAGGGCGCTGCATACTGCAAGCGTTGTGGACAGGCGGTGAAGTGGGAATGACAAGACACGAAGCCATTGAAATCCTTGAAGAAGTCAAAATGATAGATGACTCTATGTTTGCCTATAGTCAGGTATATAACGACGCGCTGGACATGGCAATCGAAGCGCTGAAGGCGCTGAAAGCGCAGGAGCCGAGGGTGATGACGCTGGAAGAATACGATGCATGGACAGACATTCCATTTACTGAACGTGATCCGATCTTTCATGAGGAACGAACTGAGCGTGGGACTGTTACCTGTTGGGTAAATACAAATGTGTGTTCTCTGCGCGAATACGGTAAAAACGATCGCTGCTGGACATCCCGCCCGACAGACGAGCAGAGGGAGGCGGTGAAGTGGGAATGATTCTAAAGAGACTGTTCTGTCATCATGCATGGCAAATTACTTGGTGGCAATTGTGTCATGGGCCATTCGGCAACGATCCACTGTGCTATGTTTATGAATCGGTATGTGCCAAGTGTGGCAAAAAGAAAACCGAGTATGCACATCTTGAGTCTTCGGTTGGAAAATGGCTTGCATTATTACCAGAGAAAGAATGGGGTGAGTGGTATAGGAGGTGACACAATGTCACTTAACAAGTCAATTGAGCATGGCAAAGAGCATCGCAAGAAGTACAGGCGCTCCAAAGCTATAGATCCGACATGTCGTAATCATGGCGGCTGCAAGTGGTGTGAAGAGAATAGGAGACATAAGTTTAGGGACAAAACTTATACTGAGCAAGAGATTGTAGAAGACATAGGAGAAACGAAAGACTACACGCAATTATCATATGAATTACTGCAAAAGTTTATGTCTCAAGACAAAGAGGCTTGGCAGAGGTTTATTAATAATTATAGGAAAAACTATATTGAAGAGATGAAACGTCAGATTGCTGATTTGGAAGCACAACGCGAGGCGCTAATTAGAATGAGCGTGTTGAATGAACATATGCCAAGACCAGTCTATAAAGTTGATCCTGCCTATGCTTGTGAAATGGATGTGAGTATTGATGGCAACTAAAGTATATTGTGCAGCTATGGACTGCGAGTTTAATAATGATAAGGGAGTATGTACCGCCAAGAAGATTGCTTTGTCGGCTAATAGCGTAATGACAGTCTGGGAAGGTAGGCAAAATTTCAATACATGTAAAACATTTCAAAAATCACAGGAAGCAATTGAGATTGAGACAAAGATAGCTGAAATATGGACGAGGTGGAATGGAAATAATGGCAAAGAAGAAGAATAAAGAAATCAAAAAGGAAGAAGTTAAAAAAGAAGAGCGCGTTACTCTTGAGATGAGCCGCGAGGCTGCACTGATCTGTGAACATGCACTTGAGTTGTACGCCAGATTGAAGTTGGGTCAGTTTAGAGAAGTTACATTTCACATAATGCCTGATGATTGGAAGGAAGGCCATTTTGATCGCTGGATACAAGAACGTGATTTTGCAAATGAACTTCTTGAGATGGCAGCGAGACATGTATTTGGTACAAATAATTGGGGCCAGCCTGATATTAAGGTGAGAGATGAAGATGAGATGAGGGCTTGGGAGTTGTACACCACCTTGCGATATACAAGGATGTGGCATGACTATCCAGAAGAGGGCGAGACTTCTTGGAGTGTTTGTTTTGATAAACCGATGGCACAGAGTGGAGATAAGATGCCAAAGTGTGAGATTAAAGAGGATCAGGGTTGAAAATACATATTCAAATGGGTGTCTGGGGAATAAGACAATCATGTAAATAGATTTGACAACTACGTTGTGTTCTGGTATAATAACAGTGTAGGCAACTACCCAAACCCTCCCAGCGCGCTAACTAACGTGAACAATCGGGACTTGGTTTGGTCTATCAGGGGATCGCACTGATGGGGTTCGGCCTCCGGGTCGGCACAAATAGTTGCCTACACTTAAACTGAATAAGTCCCAGCTTCGCTTCGCTAATCATAAGCAGGGACAGGCTGTAGTCATAATCTCTTAAATGGGATTGGCTATGGCCTGTCCCTGTTTTTTCGTTTTGGTCTGCTGGGGCCGCGCCCATGTACCTTGAAAACTGAATATTGGCTGGTTCTGTAATTTGATTTTAGGAGAGATTGTATGGCTAGGTTTAAGTCAAATGAAATCTATGAGATGAACGTGAACTATGTAAATACTGATGATATGGTAAGCGTTACTGTTTACGAGGGTAGATACGTTAATCAGTTGAAGGCTTTAGCTGAAAAACATCCCGATGAGGTTGAGTTGATCCCTACTGGTTTGGCTGGCGTTATGCTTGCTCATCTGCCGAAGAAGTATGTACATGTAAGTTTTTACGAGAGTAGTAAGAAAGAAATGACTGAGGAACAGAGGGCTGCGGCTGCTGATAGGTTGAGGGCAATGAGAAAGAAGAAGGCTGAGTTGAATGGATAACTCGCATTCGTCGTTGATGGCAAGGGATTATAAATTCTTTGAGGCTGCTAGAAAGGCTGCTGGTGAGTCTACATTCAAGGTTCATGTTGGTGCGGTTGCTGTGTGGCGGGGCAAGGTTGTAGCTTCAGCTGCTTCTCTTGATAAGACTGAGCCTTTGCAAAAAACATATAACAGGCTGAGAAGCTTTAATCAAGTAGGTTTGTGTCTCCCAAAGGTTCATGCCGAGATTGGATTAATAAAGAAGATTATGAAACTGAATATCCCGATGCGCGAAGTGAAAATATATGTGTATCGCACTTGTAAGAGTAGAGACAAAGGATTGGCTAGACCGTGCTGTGCTTGTCTCGCTGCGCTTCGAGACTCAGGAGTACGCACAGTTTATTACACGACAGATTTCGGTTATGCGCAGGAATGGATTGATTATAAGGAGGCGTAAAACGCTAAAGAGGTGATTTGGTTCAGTGGATACAGGTAAGGATCGGATGGCAGAATATGAGAGGATGTTATGTGAGCGCAATGACGATGATTGGTTTGTGCCAGATTGTTGTTTGGAGATTATTGGCGTGAGGGAGTATAGGATGTATGAAGTAGAATGTGACGAGGTGTATAGGGATGCCCGATAGGAAAAAGATGTTCTGGAACAATTTGGAGAAGAGAATCTTTGATGGTGTAGGCCCATACGGGTTCCCTGAGTTGAAGCCTGAGAAGTTTCATCCTTGTGAATATGTGCGATTTATAGAAGCACAGAAGTGTAAAAGTGGGGAAGGGCTTGGGGTTCACTTCTTCATTGATGACTATCATTTCGATAAAATTTGGAATATGCTTGGAAGATATTCAAAGATGCTTTCTAAGTTTGATGCAGTTTTAACGCCGCAATGGAGCTTATATACAGATTGGCCTAAAGCTGTTAATATCTGGGATCATTATAAGAGTCATTATGTTGGTGCGTATCTTCAAGAAATGGGTGTTAGAGTTTATCCGTCAATTGCATGGGCAGATAAGGAAAGTTATGATTGGTGCTTTGACGGAGAGCCTATTGGTGGATGCGTCGCTGTTGGAAGTATTGGAATGATGAGAAATACTGAATCGCGGAAGCTTTTTATTTACGGGTATGACGCGATGCTTGAACGACTTCAGCCTGAAACGATTATGTTCTGGGGTGTGCTACCGAAAGAATGTAGGGGGAATATTATTAAGATGGATGAGAACCAAGGGAGGTTTCGTAGAGAGGTTGGTGAGAAACATTTAGATGTGGGTAATGAATTTGCAGTTATTTAGTGGTGGTGGCGCTGGCTTTAATCAAAGAGGCGGCGGTGGAAAAGTAGATAAGGATGCTGTTGATGAAGACCAAGAGCAATTTCGATTTTATTATATAGATAAAGATGGGAACCAAAGGATTAAAGACATAAATGCAAGAGACTTTGAACAAGCAAAAAAATACTGGAATGAAATTAAAGAAGCATTAAAAGCAAAAAAAGTTGTTAAAGCAAGAAGGATAATTGAAAAAGCTGCATCTAATGTTACCAGCATTGAAAAGTCTATTATAGATCCGAGATCTGGTGAAGAAATTGATTTGTCTGGTTCCAGATTGCAATACACAAGTGGGCCAAAGTCAATAGGTGATGACAATTTAAATAGAGTGAAAACATTGGCAAAAGACATTCGAGATAAAACTAATGAAAATTTGACTGTATTTGACAGAAACAACAAAGTGATATATAATAAAGAGGGAACAATTAATAATGTTAGCGCTCCTTCTGAAGTGATGCAACAAGCTAAATATGATATGCACAATCATACAAGAGGGACGGGGCTTCTTGGTGGTACTTTTAGCGTCGTTGACAGTGAAGGAAAGGGGGACATGCAGAGCTTTGTTAAGCACGATAACTTAGAGACTAGCTTTGCATCTGCAAAAGAAGGTATTTATTATATTTCTAAGGGAAGTGATTTTAAAGGAAAACGGTTTTTAAACCACATGAGATCTACTGAGTCAAAAATAATGAAAAAAATGAATTCTGATTTAAAGCAGCTTGAGTCTAAACGTGACAAAGGGAGAATTAGCCATGATACATACTTGAATCAATTTAGGAAGATTCAGAATAATGCTCTTTCGAAACTACACAATGAATATCTAAAAGGACAGAAGAAATACGGATATACATACGGTCTATTTAAAGATTAAGGAGTTGTAGAGTATGAAGAAAAAAGCTGCGTCTTCGCAAAGTTACAAGGGTCGAATTAATTGGGTGGATGAATTTAAGCCAGTTTCAAGAGAGAAGTTTTATAGAGATATTGAAATCGCAAGGAGAAAGAGAAAAAAAGAAATGGGTACGACGGCTGAAAAAAAGAAGCTTGTACTCAAAAGGAATTATGGAAAATTGAGTGGCAAAGGAAGGGTGATAAGAACTATTATTAAGTAATAATACAGCTGAATAATGTTATTGGCAACCAGCCCATGATGCTTACATGGGCTGGTTGTATATGTTCTATTAATGATTTAGGAGGGTCAATGCTTATATGCAAGATTCAAATCGTTCAGTAAGGATTGTTCAAGTAGACGGCAAAGACCTGTATCTTACAAACACTATTCTGGATGAAGAGAAGATGGGCTATCGCATTACAAATAAGTATGGAATAGTCAATACGAAGCGGTTTCGTGCGAATCTGGATTACTCGCTTGAGTTGATCCAGCTTCGCAATGTTTACAAGGACGTGTACGGCAAAGACGATTTTTCGTTTCAGATTGGAGATTTTGATTATACCCGTCACGTTTGCTCGGTGACATTCAAGTTCTCTGTCAAGGAGTTTAATCGCCTGTCAAGCGATATATATATTCGCCATGACGTTGATTCTCGCAAGGCAGAATTCAAGGATTGTGTCTGGGTTGAAGGTGGTCGGCTGCTTGGAGTTCAGACTGGACGCAAGGTTAATAAGGCAGTTGACCAGAGTCTGCTTGGCAAGTGGTTCGAGGTTGTTGATGGTGAGTACGTCTGCACCGAGAAGTTCAAGACCATTATGAATGCATCCAAGATTCGTGAATGGGTTTATAAGAATGGTTTTTATATGGATGGAATTAAATTCATTCGATATAAGCGTTCTGCTGGATCTGCACGGACTGGCAAGTGCCTGTTCATCGATGAGAAGCTATATCCTGCGATTCACAAGTGGGAGATGTGTGGGCTTGAGATTAGCGAAGGTGATGATTGTGATCTTGCTGGTATCGAAAGCTATATTAGCCTGACCGCAAGCAGTATCATTGGAGCAATCAAAATCAAGCCTGAAAACATTCTTCTGGTTAATGACTATGAGAGTGTGTTTAAGGACAGCGTGGTTGCAGTTGGCGCTGGGCCTGATGGTCATCTTGTTGCAGAAGAGAAGGAAGTTGAAATCAGCAATTCGATCTGGGATGGAGAGAGTTTGATTGACAAGAGCCTGATGGGGGAATACTCACCTTACGGGTTTATCTTGCTTCGCAATAGCTTCTTTAAATCAGCTGCATTCAACTGTAATCTTCAGAAGTGGTTTGCAGACAATGGAATCACTGATGTGAGTCAGCTTAACGGCAAGACTTACGCAAAGCGGATTGAGGATGTCTTGTTTGTCATCACACCCAGTAGTTTGAAGTATCTGAAGTATGGCACGTTTGAAGATTGGCTTCATAATGTTGGTAGTGTGTATGGCGTTGTCAAGCATGAGAAGAAGCCGAAGTTCTTGGGCGGCAAAGGCGTGAAGGTCAGCTATCAGCTGATTAATACTCTGGCGATGACCAAGAGTGACGTTGCAGAGTTTCTTGAGCCTTCGCTGAAATATCTTGACCTTATTAAGAGGGACATTGCTGTATTCAGGTATCACATTCATTTCAAAGCTCAGAACGAGGATGATGTGAGTGTTAGGACTCGTAACGACGTGATTTATCGGATTCTGGGCGTGAGTGATGAGTTTACCCGGACGAAGCTTTTTCAGGATTTTAAGAAGGAAACCGTACATGCCTATATCAGCGAGTTGAAGTTAGGTCACATCATAGTGAATGGAAACTATAGTACGCTTTGCGGCAATCCTATGGAGTTGCTTCAGCATGTGATTGGTCGGTTTAACGGTGAGAGTGTGCTTGGCGTTGGACATATTCATACCAAGAGGTTTGAATATGGCAAGCGTTTGCTTGGTTGTCGGTCGCCTCATACATCTAGTGGCAATGTGCTGCTGACCATGAATGTGGAAGACAAGCAGATCGACAGGTATTTCAATTTCACTACTGAGATTGTGGCGATTAATAGTATTGGAGAAAATATTCTTCAGAGACTTTCAGGCGCGGATTACGACAGTGACACGATGTTAATAACTGATAATGAAACACTGATTCGCTGCGGATCTCGCTACTATAATACTTTTAAAGTGCCGACGATGGTAATGAATCCTCAGAAGCGCAAGAGGAAGTATACGAATTCTGATAAAGCAGATCTGGACATTTATTGTGACTCTGACAGAATTGGTGTGACGGTCAATCTATCTCAGGAAATCAACACGATCATGTGGGATAGAATTAACCGTCATGGTGACTGGAAAGGCGCAATGGAAGCTTATTATGATAATTGCTTGTTGAGCATTCTCAGTATGATTGAGATTGACTCTGCAAAGAAGGAATATCCTCTTGATTGCATGGATGAGCTTCAGCTTGTTCGTGCAAGGTATGATGAACGCGACGAGGATGGCAGGGCCATACGGCCTAATTTCTTTGCTCACGTTGCTAAGAAAAAGGGTTATTATGATCCTAAAAAGAAAAACTACAAAAAGCAGCTGGCTCCTATGGACTTCGTACAAGAGATTGTGAATCTCAAAAAAAGGAATGCTGCTTATGGCAACGCTGGCTGTAAAGAAAAAATGATTACTATTGGACAGCTGTTTAATAGTAATGGGCAAATACAGAATGCAAGGTCTGGTTATGTTGATCTTGTAATTTCTATGGTGCGAAATATGGATGCTAAAACTAGGATGTTGTATCAGGCCAATAGTGATGTTGCAAGTGGAGTTGAAAAGCGTAGGCTTGCAAGTAATTATTTTAACCATTGTGTTGATGGTATAAAAACAATGGGTTTGAATAATGCTACAATGCGCGAGTTGCTTGCGGCTATGGATAATCCAGAGAACTCTGACATCAAAAGAAAACTATGGAGTGTCATCTTTGGGTCATTGGGCAGAGAGTTTTCGAGCTTACTTATAGAGAGTAAGAAACCCACCTATACAATTGAAGAGTGTGCAAACGGGGAACAAGGTGATACAAATGTGTTTTGGCTCTCTTTTCGTCATGTTCGTGTTGCATAATTAGTTATGTAAATTACATGTAAAATTAGTTTATTATATGGATAGGCATATTTAACTGCCTATCCAATTTATTAAAAGAGAGGGATTAAAAGAACTATGATTGCGATTACAAAGGAACAGGCAATTGAAGTAAGAAAATATTTGCGGAATGAGAAGATTACAATTTGCAATAGGCAGGGGCCATCTAGGAAAAAAAGTTATTATGTTGCCGCTACATATCCTGTCATGAAATTGCTAGAAAATATGGAAAAAAACAAAAAGATAATTCATTGCGAATGAGGTAAAATGATGGGTAAGTTTATAGATATTAGTGGAATGAAATTTAATAGATTGCTTGTGATTGAAAGAGTTGAAGATATTATTTCTTCAGACGGTCACAAGAGGCCGTGTTGGAAGTGTTTGTGTGATTGTGGAAATTATAAGTGCGTTGAAGGTTCTAATTTGAGGAATGGGTATATAAAGAGCTGCGGATGTCTCTTAAAAGAGAATAAGGGTAATCCAAATATTAAAAATTCTACAAAGAATAAAAAGCATGGTGATTCTACGCGCAATAATCATACAAGGCTGTATTGTGTGTGGCAAGCAATGAAATCAAGGTGTTATAATCCCAACAACAAAAGATATGATAAGTATGGTGGACGAGGAATAATTGTTTGTGATGAATGGTTACATGACTACAAGGCGTTTAAGAAATGGTCATATGAAAATGGTTATAACGATCAGACTGACGGGTTGCATTGTAGTATAGATCGAATAGATAATGATAAAGGATACTCACCAAATAATTGTAGATGGGTAACTATGTTTGTACAAGCAAACAACACAAGACGCAATCATATAATAGAATATAATGGTGAGTCCCATACTCTTGCTGAATGGTCGAGAATAGTCGGTATAGATTATAAAGTATTGAGTAGTAGAATTAATAGATATAATTGGCCTATAGAAAAAGCGCTTAAAACGTCAGTTAAAAATAAGGAGAAAACAAATGAATAAAGAAAACAATCAAGTATTAGTTGAAATCCCAGATATTGCAAAGGATATACTCCCAGAACCAGAGAATGTAAACTTCTACAAACTTTATAAAGAGCGTATTATCTATGTAATGGGGGAAATTGATTCTTGGCTCCTTGAAATTAGTAAGATGATTCAGATTGCCAATATTGAGGATGCTGGTAAGCCAGTAGAGGAGCGCCGTCCGATTAAGATTTTTATTTTCTCTCAAGGCGGCGAAGATCAGGCGACTTGGAATTTCGTAGATTTCGTAGCTGCAAGCAAGACACCTGTGTGGACTATTAATGCAGGAATCTGTATGTCGAATGGTCTTTCTATTCTTGTGGCTGGACATAAGCGTTTTGCACTCAAACATTCTACTGGAATGTATCATAGTGGATCGGCAAGGATCGAAGGTATAAAAGAACAGGTTGATGCTGCAACTAAATATATTGCATCTCAGGACAAGATATATGAAAAGTGGTTTATGGATCATTGTAAGATTGACCAGAAGCTTTTCAACAGGAAAAGGAAGATGGATTGGTATCTTACGGCTGAAGAGATGCTTGAATATGGGATGGTTGATAAGATTATTGAAAGCCTAGATGAAGTGATTTAAGTTTACTAATGATTGGTGGTGATGGCATTTATGCCACGAAAGTCAACCAGTCGTGGGACTGAAACAAAACAAGAGAAGATAGATCCTCCACAGACTTTGAAGGATCATCCTTTCTTTGGATTAAAACTAGACGAAGAGCAAGAAGCTTTTCGAGATGCCATATGGAGTCCTGATTATGATATAATTTTTGTTAATGCCAAGTCTGGAAGCGGTAAAACAACTATTGCTGTGTCCAGTGCTATGCTTTTATGTGGATATGGAAGGTACAGTGGAATTGTATACACTGTTGCAGCTGGCGTTCATGAATTTAAACAAGGGCTGTTACCCGGGAGTCTTGAAGAAAAGTCTGCTCCTCTATTCGCCCCTCTGTCACAAGCCGTATCAAGAATTGGTTATGACCCACAAAGGGTCATTGTAAATGATTCTAATTTGCTTGGACAAAAAGATGGGTCTGCATTAATTGTAGCTCAAACAGACTCATACATTAGGGGTATATCTGTTGGAGAGGTAGATTCTCCCGTGGTGTATATTTTAGATGAAGCTCAGAATTTTGATTATCTTGGAATCAAGACTGCGCTTACAAGAACCAATATAGGGTCAAAAGTGATAGTTATTGGTCATGACAAGCAGTGTGATCTAAAATACCCACAAGATAGTGGATTTGTCAGGATGATGAACCACTTTGCAGTTAAAGAAAGGTGTAAGATTTGTACTTTATCTAAAAACTATCGCGGGTGGATTTCTGCTTGGGCTGATGAATTATAATTAGTTTTCGCTTCGTCACTCGAAGGCTTGCGTTCCTACGCAGGGTATTTATGTAGGGTGGCGAGGCGATTTTTATATCTAAAATAAAAGGAGAAAAACATAATGAAGAAAGTAATTAATATGAGTTTTGAGAATTGTCGTGTTGAAGGGGATAATTTGTGGGAAGAACCCGCAAAGGAAGAACCTATGCAGCACAGCATAAAGAGTATTTTTGCTATGCTAGATGGAGAAGAGGGCCTTACCATTACTATCAAGAAGTCTACAAGGCAAGGTGAGATTCGTGAAGAATCTAAGTAGGCGCGAGATAAAGCAACAAAATGGTTCGAAGTATGTCACGCTTAGGCAGCTAGTGAAGAAGTTTTATGTAAGTAGATTTAATCGTGATAATATGCACGACCCGGCTGAAGGGGAAGATATTAATAACTCTAGGAAATATAGAATTTATAACATGTGTGACGTACAAGAATTATTGGAAACATTCATAAGTTATTGTGAGTGGGCGGTAAACGAGGAAAACATATCAAGAATTAATTTATCTACAAATTTGATTCTGATTAGAGAATCGGTTGATCCAAAGTTAAAGTATGTTACAGCGCTTGATTCAATGTATACACGTAAAGATTGCGAGAAGGGGCAATATTATATAACTGATGGACGATATGATTGGACTTTGTGTGTTAAAGGCGAACCTCTAACTAAAATGAAAGAGCTTTGGATGAAAGATCCAACGTTTATTAAAAAGAAAGAAGAATTAAAACCTATAATGGAGGAGAGAAACAAAAATGCAAAATCAAAACATACAGACTAATCCACCTATAGATTGTACTTCTCGTTGGCATGGAGAAAGCTGGGACGAATATTTCATTAGACTTTGTGAAAATAAGAATTACTATGGATTGACCTTTGAGCAGATTGCTGTTCTATTAAACGCAGAGAATGGAAAGAGCTATGGCGAAAGTGCATACAGGAAGAAGTTTAAGGACTTCAACAGGGGACGAATATATGAAAGAGAACATAGCTCTGAATACGTTGTTCAAAGGGTATTGGCTATAAGTGACTTGCACGTTCCGTATCATTATCCAGTAAATGTGTTCAAGGCGTATGCTGGAAATGTAGACGTACTGGTTCTTAATGGGGATATTATGGATTGTCAGAGCATTAGTTTTTTCCCAAAGAAGTATCGTATTAATCTAGTTCAAGAGATGGTTCTGGCAAGGCAATATATTATTGATCTTATTGGATTAATTTCTCCAAGGAAAGTAATTATTACCAAGGGTAATCACGAGCATAGAATGATTCGGTACTTGTCTGATAGGTTAAATGAAGACTTAATGAATCTTATGCCAGACTCTCCAATGGACTTGATTGTCAATGATGGGTTTAAGGATAATGATAGATTCAAGAAGACAGAGACTTATTATCCTCCTCTTCGGGAAGTATTTGAGGATCAGAATATTAATATATACTATAATGGAGACTGGTATTGTAAGGTTGGGAATGTTATATTCGCTCATCCTCTATCATATTCTTCTTCTATGATGAAGACTACCGAAAAGGCCGTTACTTATTTTACTCGTACTGAGAATAGGACGTTTACAGCAATTGTTATGGCTCATACGCATAAGGTGGGCTTTTACAAGGTTGGAGATATTAAGATGTATGAGCAAGGGTGTTGCTGTAAGCTTGATATGTTAGATTACGCAGACGGGAAGCTTCAAGACCCTCAACAGAATGGGTACATGTATTTGGCGCTCGATAAAGATGGAAACATTATTGAAGATAAGACAAAGCTAATTACTACAATTTAGAATTGAAAATGTATATTCAAAAGAAGGGAGGTAGTATATGGCGAAGTCATTAAAGAAACCAACTGCTCCAAAGAAATTAGTTAAGCCAAAGCCATTGCCTCCACCAGAGCGTCCCGAAGATAGTGTTACTGAAGATCAGATAGATCTACGCGACCCTAATTATGAGTTAAAGCACAACGCAGAGCTAAAGAAAGATGATAATGGTAATCGCGGTACAAGGCATGTTATAACATGTGTTTGTTGTGGGAAGCCAAAGTATGAGGATTATTTCTTTAGTAACAAGCATTCTTATGTGTTCACGGGGATTTGGAATAGAATCCCTGTGTGCAAGGATTGCTTAGACATGTTGTATAGAAAGTATTCACTTCAATATGAGCCTTTGTCTGCCGTAGCTGCAATAGCTGCTATTATGGATTTACCATATGAAGAGCCATTTGCAAGAACATGTATTGAAGATGGCAAGATGAAAATTGGCAATTACGCCAGAGGACAAAATTTGCATCAAATGCGTGGTAAGACATATATTGACTCAATTGAGAATGGTGAATTTTTTGATACCAGAGACAAACTTCAAGCAGCTGTTGAGAGGTCATGGGAGCCTCAAGACAGAAAGAACAAGAAATTTGTAATTGGCAAGTTTGGGTATGACCCATTTGAATCATTTGGATTTGAGGATGGTGATTACAGGTCTGCTTTTAATATCACTGCTAAATATCTTGAAGATGATAGTATTGTTCAGGATGCTCACAAGATGCAATCTCTGGTTACAATGATAGCAACTATTATTCAAAGCAATAAGATTGAAACGCTTTTAACTTATCAATATAAGAATATCAGGCCAGATACAAATGAGATTAAAACCCTGACAGCTACAAAGAAAGACTTGCAAGCGACAATATCTAAGCTGGCAGAGGATAATAATATTTCTTCGAAATATCAAAAGGAAAATAAATCTGCTCAGAGTCATTTAACTGCCAAGATGAAAGAGATGGCGAACAACGAGTATTGGGAGGCAAAGCCGAATATGTTTGATGTTCGCACGAGTGCTGCCATGCGTCAAGTTGCAGATCTATCACATCAATCCATTTTGGAGCAATTAGAACTTACAGATTCTGATTATGCCCAGATGGTCAAAGAACAGAGAGAGATGATTAAAACTCTTCAAGAGAAGTGTGATCGGTTAGAAGAAGAAAATAGAAACTTGACCAATAGAATGATCGCAGAGACTTTGGAGGAAGGTAAGTAGTGGATTATTTCTTTCCTCCAACTAAAGTTGAATTGGCACAAAGGCAGATAAATGAGTATGAGTTGTATACTAAGATCATACAAGAAGGTAGACGTAATCCAATTTGGTTTACTGAAGAAATGCTGGGAGTAAAATTATTTGACTCACAGAAACTAATTTTTATGAATTCATGGCAAGCTAGATTCGTTGTCTGGTTGATGAGCCGTGGATTTGGTAAGACATCCATTGCAAATATTTATGATGCTACAAGGTTGATGTTGATCCCTAACTATAAGATATTTGTTTCTTGTAACTCTGCAAGTCAGTCTGCTGACTTTTTCAGAAGTCTTGAGGACATATTTAGACACATCAATCCTACATTTAAATCTGTAACAGATGTGTTCTTAGGAGAACTTGTCGTGTCGCCTACAAACAAAAGCGGGTTTTCTCATGACATGACAAGAGGCAATAACTTTACTCTGTGGAATGATTCAGAGTTAAGAACATTGAGTACAAATCTTGAAGCAATTCGTGGTAAGCGTGGATCTGTACAGGCCGATGAATCGCTGGGTATGACAAGAGAAAGGGCAAAGGTCGTAGACTTTTATGCGACTACCGATCAGGACTTCTCTTTGTCTGTTGATAAAGTGCAATGGAAACAACCTCCAGCTTTCCCATTACAATTGATGTACACAAGCTCTGCTGGAGATTTAGATACAGACTTATATGACAAATACAGCCTGTATTCAAAGAGAATGATAATGGGGGATAGGGATTATTATGTTGCAGACTTCAATATTAATACTGTACTGTATCATAGTTCTGTGGACGGAGTGCCAACTAAATCCCACATTACGGAAGAGCTTGTCAAAAAGTCATTTGAAGAAGATCCTGAAAAAGCTGAACAAGAACTTTTAAACAAGTTCAGACGTGGCGGTGGTAAAAATGCTGTTGTGTCTCCTGACACGATGCTTGCTTGTAGTCAACAGTATAGACCTATAATGCATGGTGATGGGAAACAAAAATTTATATTCTGTTATGACCCGGCTCGTGCATACGACAATTCAATATTGAGTATATGGCAAGTGATCGAGGATGAGCAATATGGCTTGATGGTAAAGCTTGCCAATGTTATATCTATGGTGGATCAGGAAAACCCAAAGAAAACACCGCTTCGTATGCCAGAACAAATTGCGATTATACGAAAAGCGTTGATAGATTACAACGGAGATTCGGCGCAAGAATACGAGAATATTATATCATTTTATATTGATGCTGGCGCTGGCGGTGGCGGTGTATCTGCTGTTGCGGACAATCTTATGTCCGACTGGGAAGATGAGAGTGGAAACATCCACAAGGGTGTTATTGACCCACAGCACCCGCAGTATTTAACAGCCAGAAGTAAATATGAGAACGCTGTGCCACTTGTAAAGTTGGTTGAGCCTAGACAGTATAAGAAAATTATCTATGATGCGCTTCAGAAAATGATGGGCGCACATTTAATGACTTTCCCAAATTATGATGGAAAAGATTATATACTTATGGCTAACCCAGATCAGAAAAAGAAAAACAAAGATGAAGAAGATGAGGTAATTAGAGTTGATCTGGATACTCAGGAGCAAGTTGCGCTTGCACAAGCAGAGTTGATGAAGATTGAAATTCTTTATATGGAGCGCATTGATTCTGGCAGTGGCAATGTCATGTTTGAATTGATTCCTGAGAAGAGAGGTAAAATGCACGATGACCGTGCATATACTGCTGCTCTCGCTGGTTATGCGTTGTCTTGTATGCGGAGATCAAATATTATTACAATTGAGGACAATTCTGATTTTGAGTTTCATAGCTTTGTTACAGCAATCGAATAAGAAGGGAGGTGGGAACATTGGCTCGAAAGAAAAAGAATAATGACGAGAGTTTTGAAATTGTAAGTGGAGTAGAAGACACGATTGTTGTTACCGCAAGTGAATTAAACGAGAATTTAGTTCAAAATAGAGTTGAACAGGCTGTAAGGGCATATTTTGCTGGAAATGATCGTTATGCAAGTGTGTTTGAGCCAGACACTTCTGTTTCTTCGGTAACGATTGCTAGATTGGATGAATTGGCTAGGAATCCTCAAAACGATATTGGCAAGACAAGAGAAATAGCCAGTATTGTCGATATATATATTATTAAGAATTACTTGATCGGCTTAGTAGATACAGTTATTAGATCAAATTTAAATACAAATTATAAAGTGTCGTATAACCAAGTCCCATCTGAAAAAGGTCGGAATAATAAAAAGAAACTTGAAAGAGCTAAAGCTATTGTTGAAGACATGCTTGACAAAATAGATATAAAGAAGCTTATTAGAATTTCTATTCCGGCTACTTTTGACCATGGCAATTTTTTCTTTTATATGGATTATGCACACAATAAAGAGAAGTATACAATTCACATATTCCCGTTATCGGTTGCTAGGATTGCGCCGTATCGCATTGATGGAGAGCCTGTATTAATGATTGATATGACAGAGTTAAAGAATAGGCTTGAACACAATCTGCCAAAGCGAAAAGGCGGCAAGGCATATTTCTTTCAGAAATACGAGGAAGAGCTTACCAAGGCATATCCAAAGGAAATTGTAGAAGCCTTTAGACGCAAAGACCAATATGCAATTCTTGATTATCGTCGTGCTGGTGTTATGAGGGCTGGTGAAGACGCCGATGGTGCATCATTATATGGAGTAAGTCAGATCTTTAGGGCGCTAAGAGATGTATTGATTCTCGATAAATTTGCGGCTGTTGATGACAACGCAAGCAATGTGAAGGCAAAGAATATTCTTGTTCAGTTGCTAAGAAAAGATATTCTTGGCCCCGGTGGCGACAGGAAGGGTATGAATGAAATTGCTTTTGCTCATGGAGAATTGTGCAGGGCAGTAAAAAATAAGATTTGTGTTTATACGGCAAGTCCAGCTGTTGAAGATGTTAAATGGATAGAACCCAAGAGTAATCTAATTGATAGAGAAAATGTTACTCTTTATGAGAATAGAGTGCTTACTACACTTGGAATAGGATTCTTATCTTCAGGAAGCATCGGAAGTACAATTTCTGCAAATATATCTCTGAAACAATTAATGCGTCAGATTAATTATATTAGTCAGCAATTTGAACATATTCTTGAGAAGTTTGCGCAGGTAGCTTTAAAAGAACATAGTATTGACGCAGAGTATACTCCACGAATTACTGTTATTGATAGTGAGCAGCTTGAGGCTGATATGAGAATTGATCTAGCAAAGACACTTTATGCTGATCTTGGCGTGTCTCGCCAGACTGTATTTGAGACTCTGAATCTTGATATTGTTGATGAGACAGAGCGTAGACAGTCTGAGAATGAGAAGGGCCTGAATGATGTATTCTATCCATATATGACTGCATATACGAATAACGGAGATAACACAGAAGAAAATGATGGTGGCGATGGTCGCCCAGCCGATAAAGAATCAAATAATGAAAACAAACAAGCAAATGACAAGCAAAGGAATGAGGTAAAGAAGAATGAGTCAAATTGAAATGGCAGTAGTTCCTGAGAAGGAATATAAGGTTGTAAGCGATGCTTCTATTGCTCGTAAGCTTTTAAAGGATGGGTATCGCATTGTGGATATTAAGCCAAAGGTTGGCACTCCAAGGGCAACTGTTTTTGTTTTTGCTATTGAAGGAGATTTTCTAAACACAATGGGTCGCTATATTCAAGAGCGTAAGGAAAAGTTTGAGAATAAAGAATAGGCAAATATACTGGCATTACTATGGAAAGGAGGCGAGAAATGACTGATGAAGGATGCAAATAAAGATTTTCTATTTGCTTCAAAGGTTGTAGAACTGGCTGAAGAGAAAGATTATTTGACATTAAAAAATCGTGTTTTCTTTTTTAATAGTCCAAACCTAAATAGTGTTCAGATTAATTATGACGACAGTTCTCTTGAACAGTGTAAGTCTTTGATTAATTGCCCATTGCTGGCAAAATATGTCAAGCGGAATGGTCAGGATGATCTTGGTGGACATGAAGTAAGTGTGAATAATGGTCAGGTTGAGTTTAATACTGCGGCTATTGGTACAATTACTGACATTGAAATTGTGGAAGAAGATGTCGAGACAGTAGATGGAAGCGTTCAAAAGCTACCCTGTCTTTATGCAACAGAAGTTGTGTGGTCAAGGTTTAAGAATGCAACAAATGCAATTCGCAGACTATATAACGCTGGGCAGCTGCACAATTCTTGGGAATTAAAGAGTGGGGAGTATTCATATTCTAACGGCATTAAGACTATTAAGAGTTATACGTTCATTGGAAATTGTTTGCTTGGAACAGAAAGCTATCCAGCTTATGGGGTTTCGGCTCGTGTACTTGACATGTCTGCCGAGAATTCTGAACAGTATGAATATCTCGCCGCTGAATCATTTAGTGAAGCACTGGCGTTAGACTTGGAGTCTGCGGCAGCTTCAAATATAAATCAGTTGGATGACACCAACAGAAAGGAGGGTCTATCTATGGATATGAATGAGATCACCGTTGATACTTCTGAGGAGGAGGTCAAGGAAGAAACTGTCGAGGTCGTTGAGGCCGAAGAAACAGTAGAGACTGAAACCAATGAAGATACTAACAGTGAAGTTGCCGAAGTGTCTGAGGACGATCCTGTAGAAGAGTCTACGACTGAAGATGGAGTAGAATCAGCGGAGTCTGAAAACACCGAAAGTAGCTCTATGAAGACTATCAATGACATTCGTAAGATGGTCAGGGTAGCTCTAAACGAGGAGAATACAGAAGATTATATGGACGTAGCCTATCTTTTCCCAGAAGAGAAGATTGTGCTAGTGCAGTCTTGGCGAATGAATGAGCTTGAGTATATTCAATATACTTATCGTGTAGATGGCGACAAGGTTATTCTTGACAACAAGAAGAATGTTGAAATGACAGTTTCTCCACTGCGCATTAATTCTGAAATTGAATCTAAGAATAGTGCGATTGCTGAAGCGAATCAGCGCATTGTAGAGCTTGAGAATCAGAATGCTGAACTACAAAAGGCAAAGGAAGAACTGGATAAGATTCAGGCAGAACACGCCGAAGCTGAACGTGCTGAAGCTGTGAATAAGCTGCGCGAATATGTAGTAAAGTCTGGTCGTTTTACCGATGAAGAAATTGCCAGCGAAAATATTCAAAAGGCAATCAATGAGCTAAACGAGACTTGGCTGAAAGCTGAGATCGCTGATCGCCTAGTCGCCAGTCTGGCAGATGATAAGTCTAAGAAGGTTGAAACTTCAGAGACAAAGCAAGTAGACAGCACACTGTCTATTGTGCTAAGTGAAGAAGAAGCATCCGTAACTGCTGACGCTGTTATGAATGCCTTTTTTAATTAAGTAATATCTATTCTAATTATGTAAAGGAGTGTATGAGAAATGTTTGCAATCGTTCAATACAACGAACTAAAGCCCCGTGCAATTAGCACTGCAAGTGAATCCCTAACCAATGGTGCTGCCGTTGCCTATGATGCCGCAACCCGTAATCTGTCCAAGGCTACTGGTGCGTCCCACTATGTTGTCACTAATGCGAAGAATTATGATGGCATTAACGCTGTTATGGAGCCTACCGATGCTGAGCATGAGACTATTGCGTCTGGTGATCTGTGCATCCGTGTGCCTCTACAACTAGGTGATATTTTTGCTACCACTGAAGTTACTACCACTAATCTGTCTGCTGGCGATGCTGTTATTCCCTCTGCTGGTAAGTATGTTAAGGATACTGCTGGTACTAGCAGCACCAGCGGCCTAGTGTATCTTGGCGCTTATGAGAATCCTTGGAACCTCAATATGTATATGATTGAGTGTGTCGGTTAATTTTTTATCCAAGAGTTAGAATATACTAATTATTATCGAATGGAGGAATGAAATATGACCCTTGAACTATCTACTAAGATGAAGGAGAATGGCTTTATTGTCGATTGGGCAGAGCGTGTTCAATATGGCCTAGAACTGGATAATGATCATCGTGAAACTTCTGAAGTCCTAGATGAGTGGGCTAAGAAGATTGGCGAGAAGGGTGTTGATAAGGACAATGAGATCGCAGAATTGATTCGTCGCACTGTGACTAATGATGTTATTTCTACCCCTGATGAACTGGTTTCTATGCTGTTTGATGAGAATAGCATTGGTGAGTTTGATGACACTTATGGTGAGATTGAACCAAAGAATACCATTAAGGTATATGAGTCTATTAAGGGCGGCAACGTTGATGCGTCTTACATCGACTTCACCCGTATGCAGCCTGAGTGGACTGAACTGCAAGCTGAAACCTTTATCCCTTATGTTGATCTGCGTCGTGGCGGCTATAAGACTGTTGCTACTTTAGTCAACTACATCCGCGAAGCTTTTGTTCAGAAGCGTTGGTCTGTCCTTTTCAATAAGGCTGCTGCTATCCCAACTGCTGCTCCCCAGCTAATCTCTGAGTCTACTGCTGCTCCTACTGCTACTTCTGCTGATGCTCTGGCTCTGTATCTGATGGATATTGCCGAGTCTGGCGAGAATCCTGTTATTCTTGCTCAGAACAAATATGTCATGGCTATGTCTAAGCTACCCGCTGCTATTTATAATCAGTCTAACGAGGCCAAGGAAGCTTGGAGGCGTTATGGCTCCATCGGCTACTATGCTGGTCAGGAAATGCGCGGCTTTTCTGGTGTTCGCAAGATGGCTGATGGTCAGCTTGTTATTCCCAATCAGGTTGTACTTGGTATTGCTGGCAAGGTTGGCTCTGCTATTACTCGTGGCGAGACTCGTGTATATGAGAGCATGGATAACAACGCCGAGCATGTTCATATCAAGGCTAATGGCTTCTCCTTTGGCACTATGATTACCAAGCCTGAGAAGATTGCTAAGATCGTGATGGCTCAGTAATAATATAAAATAACTATAAACAAAAAAAAAGAAAGTGAGAAAATGAAATGAGCATTAGGAATAAGAATGACATTCGAGTTTATAGCGAACTCCCTTTTCAAATTAATCTTGTCGGTCAGCATCGTGAGTATGTTTTCCCAGCGTGCATTGACGGAGAACCTTCTATGAACTTTGTGGATTGGTCTGATATTGAATATGCTCATTCTCGTGGTAATCTCTTCTCAAATGGCTTGTTGATTTTTGATGAGTCAGAGCGAGAAGAGATTTACCAAGAGTTGAGGATTAAAGATTGGAAGAAGAAGGTTTGGTTCGATAAGGATATTGTTGATGCAATTGAGAATCCAACTCTTGACAAGATGCAGAGGATTATTGATATTAAGGATCTACAGACATTTGAACGAATTCGCGGTAAGGTTGTGTATTATACAAACAATAATATGAATATTTCTCAAAAGGTTGTTAGCATTGTAAATGCTCGTTATCGTGAGCTTACTTCTGGTATAACTGGATCAAAGATTGCGCTTAGGCCAGTTGACGTTGAACAGAGTGTATCTGCTGATGAAGTTGCAGATCTCAAGCGACAACTTGCGCATATGCAAAAGCTTATGGAGCAGATGGCTGCGACCAATGAACAGGCAAGTGAGACAAATAAGCCAGAAAATAAGGTGGCAAAAGAAGAAGATAAGCCAGTTGTAACTCGAAGGCAAGGCCGTAGAAGCACTGTTAAGAAGTAATGCTTGAGGAGTGTTGCCCTATGGAAAATGTTACAGCGTTTTCAGAGGTGATACAGGCTTTTTATCACTATATTGAAAATGACGTTGATTTCTTCAGATATTTTGAATTGACTGAAGAAGAAAGCATGGAAGTGGCAGGGCAACGCGCAGAGGTGTTGCTGAAAGAAGCCACTTCTTATTTATGCAGAAAGCTTGTTGTTGAAAATGTATTTTCAAATATAATTGAAGTGCAAGAAGAAGTACAAGATGAAGAACAAGATGGGCCAACGTCTTATATGGCGTTTGCTGATAAGCTAACTGATGTAGAGATCAACATACTTGTAAAGACTATGTTCTTGATGTATCTGTATCGTGATTTAACGATGTTGAGAACATTTCATGGTGTAATGACTTCAAGTGACTTAAATATGTATTCTCCAGCCAATGAGCGCAAAACGTTTGTTGAAATGGTAGAGAAGTATGAGGCAGAACTGAAGGTGGAAATATCAGAATATCAAATGAGAGATCGTTTGACAGGTCAGTTCGTGCAGATATGTGAGTAGGTGATGCCAATGGCAAGTTTTACTCCGTATCAGCTTGGTAGGATTATATCACGTTCAAATGGCGTGAATACCATGAAGGAATATCAAATTAGAGATATAAAGGATAGAATTACAAGAGACTTTAGAAAGTCGATTGATGCAGAAGACGTTACAATTAATGGTGAACCACATCTTGTTTTAATTACTAGAGACAAAGGCGACGAGCAAATTAAAAAAATAAAATCTCTTCCTGATGACAGATTTGATCTTGGAGACATCGTTACTTGGAATGGTGTAAACTATATTATTTATAAGATGGATGCTGATAGACGGATACAGTCTAAAGGAAGAATGTATGAGTGCAATATCAAAATGCGTTGGAAGAATTCAAATGGGGAAATAATTGAACGTGTTGGTAAGGCAGAGGACGCGACAAAATATGGAGAAGGTACTGAAGGTTCTTTCAGGCTAAGAATTGGTGAGTTTCAGTTGAAAGTTCTTTTGAGGCTTGACGAAGAAACAATTCTTATAAAGCGTGATGATCGTTTTATGATTGATGCTGATGATTTCTATGATGTAATGCTAGACAACGATATTATGCCAAATGTATATAAGGTAAGTCGTAGGAATGTTACTACTGGCACTTTTCCTCAAGATGGCAGTCAACATGGTTATGTAGAGATTACTCTTATAGAGGATCAATTTGTTGCTGGTATTGATGATGTTGATAATAAATTGAGTCCAAGAGTCAGTGAAATCGTAAAGCCTGAAGCAGATCATGGCGACGAAGGGGGATGGTTGTAATGGCAAATTTGGAAGAATTTACTACTTACAAACAAACTCTTATGGAAGCAATTTGTACTTCAAAGCCTGTCGTTGATCTTCTGCGTCTTGATACAGACGATCCTAATATAACAGGAAGGGATATGAGATACGTCAGAATATTCCCATATAATTATGTTCCCTTGACGACTGAACACGCAACTCCATATGTTTGTTTTTCTGTAACTGCTCCGTATGTAAAAGACGACTTGATTACAGAGTTGCAGCTAACTGTGTTTGTATTTACCCATCAGGATATTATGCGCACGGACAAAGGTATGCGAACTGATTTGTTAATATCTGAAATTGATAAGCTAATAAATGGAAGCACTAAATATGGATTTGGGAAGGTGAGCTTAAAAACAGTTGACATTCTTCAAGTGCCATGTAGAGGGTATTCTGGATTGTATTCTGTATATTCAGTGAAAGACTTTAATAAAACCATTTGTAAATGAGTGGCTTTGGAGTTGATACCCTAGCGCTTCTTTCTGGCAAATCAATAAAAATAACAGATAGAATAACATATGTTCAGCCAACACTACATGATGTAATCAAGTTTGGCGAGAGAGAGTATTATCATATTTTATCTAACCTTACGGCGATCCCAAGTGATATGAAGTCGATATTATGGGATGCTGGAATTGATTGGATGGAATTTGATGACATGCAGTTGTTCCAAGCTCTTTCGAGTCAAATGCCTATGGAGAAAACAGGAATATTTTTTCCAAATATAGATTTCACTCAATTTGTTATGATAAAACAAGAGACTGGGGATTTAATTATGTTTAATAAGCCCCAGAATATTATTATAGACAAGTATGTGTTTGCTAAAATGCAAGACTGCTTGTGTAAGTCCCATGGTATAAAAAAGAAAGTTGAAAAGGCTGGTAATAAGTACACTAAACAGATTTTAATTGATGAGGATAGACAGAAAAGAGAGCTAAATAAGGATAAAGAGTTTAAGTCGAATCTTTATGGATTAGTATCTGCAATGGTGAATTATTCAGGCTTTAAATATGGATATAAAGACGTATGGGATTTAAGCATGTTTCAGTTCATGGATGCTGTTCAAAGGGCAAGATTGATTGATTCAACAAATCACTTATTGAATGGTGTTTATGCTGGAACAATAGATACAAAAAAGATAAGAAATGAAAAATTTAACTGGATGAGAGAAATTCACGAAGATGATTAAGTGATTGATTCGTGAAGTTTCTTAATAATTATTAAAGGAGGAATACCATTATGGCGATGAATATTTCTAACCTAGTAATCGACCGCATTCTCCGTGGCGTAATGTTCAGCACCACTACTCGTGAAGCCCTGTGGAATGTTTCTCAGATTGCAAGCTTCAGCATTAGCATTACCTCTGACTCTCAGGATGCTGTTGACGCAACTGATACCCCTATCATGACCTTCTACCGCGCAAAGCAGTGTGAGGTTACTGCCGAGAACGCACTATGGGATCTGGGTCTATTTGCTGCACAGGGTGGCAATCAACTAGACGCTTCTACTGCGACTAACAAGTATAATGTACCAATCTTTGATGAGATCACTCTTGAGTCTGCGACTTCTGCAACTCTAACTCATACTCCTAAGCTGCCTACTGGTGAGACTTATGCCGTTCCTTACATCTATGCACTGAATGGTGATGGTACTCTGGGCAAGAAGCTTGAGTGTGGCAGCGCTACCGCCGCTGGCGTATTTACCCAGTCTGGCACTACTCTGACCTTTGCTTCTGGTGATCTGGCTGTTGGCGATACTATTATTGCTTTCTATGAGTATGAGGCTAATGGCACTACTGGTACTCAGGCCCTGCGTATGAAGAACTCTGCCAAGGATTTCCCCAAGGCTGGTAAGTTTGTCATGGAAGTTCTATGTTGCGACCCCTGTGATAAGTCTACTCTGTATTATGCTTATCTGATTCTGCCTTCTGCCACTCTGGCTCCCGACGTTGATCTGGACTTCGCTACTGATGCACGTCACAGCTTCACTCTGAGGGCACAGCAGGATTATTGCGACAAGGAGAAGTTGCTATATAGTTTGGTGGTGCCGGAGGCGGCTTAATAAACAAGTATATTATTAATAATTGACCCATATGGTATCCTGAAGATTTGTTCTTCAGGATACTTCTTTAAATAATTCTTCATTGTTGGCATTGCGCAAGCCAACAGTGTAACACAATCAACAACATAACTAACACCACAAATCAAAAATAAATAAGAGAGGAAGTGATCCTTATTAATCGTAAAGATCTTCCTGAAGCAAATACTACATGCAAGACATGTGGTCGTAGGTATAGACTATGTAAGAGGTGTCTTAAACTCAGGTCAATGGGCCTTGAGTCTTGGCGAGAGTATTGTGATTGCGTTGAATGCTATCAAGTCTATACTGTATTAAGCAAGGATATAAAGGACATTACTAAAGAAGAATTTGATTATATCATGGCGATTGAACTCCCCGAAGGACAAGAATATACCGAAGAAATCAAGAATAAATTCTCAGAAGTAAAAAAGTATTTTGACTCAAAGAACAACAGCCGAATTATTGCTAAGACAGATGATGGTGTAAACAAGGGGAACGAAGAAAACAAGTCTGTTGAACCCAGAAAATTTGAATATGGCTTTGGCAAAAAGAAGAATAATAAAATGCCTTTTAGTGGAAAATAATAATTTAGGTTTTGTTCAGTGTATATTCACGCCAATCCTAATCCTATAGGGAAATATGTCGATGACTGCGTGATAAGAGCAATAGCGATAGCAACTGATAGATCTTGGGATGACATTTATATTCACGTTTGCCTACAGGGATATATTATGAAAAACATGCCAAGTGTAAACAAAGTCTGGGGTACATATTTAAGCTCTATAGGATTTGTTAGTGAGCAAATGTATAGTAATTGCCCCGATTGCTATACAATTAAAGATTTTTGCGAGGACAATCCTGTTGGGATATTCCTGCTGGTTACAAATTCACATGTAGTTTGTGAAATTGATGGAAATTATTTCGACACTTGGGATAGTGGGGACGAATTAATCACGACGGTTTGGAGGAAAGAATAATGCAAAATTTTAATAACTACGGCAATCCAAGCGGTCTTGGAAATATGAATGTAAATCGTAATTATGTTGGAGGGAACAACTATAATAATGTGAATCCCGGCAATATGAATAATACTGGATGGAATAACGGTTGGATGTATCAAGCGAATGGCTACAACCAAGGTTTTAATCCTGCGCCAGTTCAATCAAATGGACGAATCTTTGTCACTGGAAGAGCAGGGGCAGATGCATATCAGCTACCTCCGGGTGTGAATGAACAGATTCTTTGGGATGATGATTCGCCACGGTTTTATATCAAAGGTTATGACGAGAAGGGTCGTCCAAGGGTATTAGAAGACAATGATTATCAAGGCCACGTTGATTCTGACGTAGTTCAAAATGACATTGACATGTCATTGTATGCCACAAAGGATGATATTAAAGCTTTGATGTCAGATGCTTTGAAGAAGATTAAAATGCCAAATTTGAACGGATATGTGACGACCGATGATCTTAACAAGGCTCTTTCTGAATTCTTATCCGAGCTTTGCGTTGGAAGCGGCGGCAAAGTAATAAGGTCAGGTGAGTTAGATGTTTAATTTCATGGGTAATGGAGGAAACCCACTTGGAAATATTAGCAATATGATGGGTCTAGTTCAAATGTTTAATCAATTCAGAAATAATCCCACTGGCGCATTGACAAGCATGGGCTACAATATTCCTAAAAACCTTCAAAATAACCCAGAGGCTATAGTAAACTATCTAAGAAATTCTGGACAAATGAACGATCAGCAATTTAATCAATTTTCAAATTTTGCACAACAATTTCAGGGAATCCTTGGCGGGATGAACTTTATGAATATGGGCAGATAAGAATCTGCTCATATTGTTTAATTAGCCATTCGCATTAAAAAAATAAAAATAGAAAAGAGTTGATAAAAGATGATGAATGATTAATTTGTAAAGGAGAGTTGCGTAATGATTATCGATTCTAGGAATCAACAGCCAGCGGTAAACGTGTTCCCTAATGGTGGCTATTATGGTGGTAATGGCGGCGGCTTTGGTGGTGACGCTAATGGCGCATGGTTCTGGATTATTATCCTGTTCTTCTTCGCCATCTTTGGCGGTTGGGGCAACAACGGTAACAACAGTGGCTTTAATGGCGGCTTTGTGCCCTATATGATGGGTGGCAATTATGTGCAGCAGGGCTTCGATCAGGCTGCTGTTATCAATGGCATTAATGGTGTGCAGACTGCTGTCTCTAATGGTTTTGCTAATGCAGAAGTATCTCGCTGTAATGCACAGGCCAACCTACTTGCTACTCTGAATAACAACCAGAATGCCAACACCGCTGCAATGAACGGCCTTGCAATGGCTCTGCAAAACTGCTGCTGTGAGAATAGGGCGGCTACTGCTGACCTGAAGTATACTGTCGCTACTGAAGCATGTAATGATCGTGCCGCCGTTGGTGACGCTCTGCAAGCCGTGACTGCCCAGAGCAACGCAAATACTCAGCGTATTCTCGACGTTATTTGCCAGAACACCATCGATTCTAAGAACGAGAAGGTCGCTGATCTTGAGCGTCAGCTAACTATGGCTAATCTGGCTGCTTCTCAGAACGCTCAGACCTCTACTATTCAAGCTGGTCAGCGTGCCCTTGCAAACGAAGTAGAGCAGTACGTCAATCCTACTGCCATTCCTGCTTATATTGTGCAGAATCCTAATTGCTGCGTCCAGAATTACGGTTGTCGTCAATGCCAGTGCGGCTAATTATTCGGGAGGTGCTTTAAATGGCTGAATATAGCTCAAATGCTGTTCAGACCGTGCAACCAAACGGATTTGCCGTATTTACTGCAACCGTGGTTCCTTGTGACATGGGATTGATTCAGCATGAAGATGAAACACCACTATTCTCTTTGAGTGGATGGAAACCCAACAATGGTTGCTGTTGCAATCGGAATAAGCCAGCGCTATATGATACTACTGTAAATATGAATGTAGCTTTAAGTGAGGGTGCTACAGTAGCACCAATTAGCGTTGCTCTTGCTATTAGCGGAATCGCTTATCCTCTATCTCAAATGGATTCTACTCCTGCTGCTGTACAAGAATTTAATCATATTGGCACAGAGCTTAGTATTCCTATTCTGCGTGGTTGTTGCCAGTATGTAGCGGTTCAGAATACCTCTACACAGCCTATTGATATTAGGAATCTGGTAATCAAATTTGAACGCTCAGATTTGCACTAATATTTAGGAAAAGGAGGTATTTTAGAAATGGATAATCAGGATCGTAAGATTATTGAAAGTCTTGAACATGCTTTTCATGGTATTGCCTCTCAAGCCTTCGGTAAAGAAGATATTGAAAGGCAAGACATCGAAGATATGAAGGATCTTCAGAAGATTATGTATTATATGGAAGTGCGTTGTGCTATGAAGGAAGGCGAAGATTATCAGGATGATTATATGAATGAAATGGAATATTCAAATCGTTCTGGTAGTGGTCGTTATTACAATAGCAATATGTACGGTCGTGGAAACAATTATGGTCGATATGGCTATAATAGGACTTCTGGACGCAGAGGCAATTCTTATATGAATAATGGCTCATCTGGTCGTAGGTATTATGATGGTGAAAAAGAAAACTCCATGAACGATCTACGTCAAATGCTTCAAATGGAGCAAGATCCAGAAAAGCGTTCTATGCTTGAAGGCATTATGCATGTCCTCGAAAACGACAAATAATAAATGTGAAGTGATATTAATTTAACAAAAGGGCCATTTCACATAAGATGTGAAATGGCCTATTTTTTTATGGAGGGAAAATATGAGTTTTGTAATTGTGAATCAAGGCGATAAGCCGAATAGCCCATTGCTGGCTGAATTTATGATTGATTCTCAGTCTGATCTCCAGTCTCTTCCTACGGATGTGCCTCCCGGCAGTATAGCGGCGACTGCTGACCTAATGACTGTATATCGCTTAAATATAAGCGGTGAATGGGTAAAGGTTGGTGGGGAATAATGGATGTTGTTACCTATGCAGCACTTTTGGGACTAATTAAAAGTATCCCAAAGGGAGAGGATGGAGACTCTGTAACTGGAGTTGATTTTACAATAGACGAAAATGGAAATTTAAAATATAAGGTAGAAATAGAATAGAGGTGATTATTCAATGGCAGAATGGAAAACTGCTGGAAAAGTTAGGATGACTCCAAAGGGGGTTCATGATTCTACCATTGCATATAATATATTAGACCTCGTAAGTAATGAAGATCATACAATGTATTATATAGCAAAACAAGATGTGCCAGCTAATACCTTGCTGACCAATACTGATTATTGGGACGTTGTTATGAATGTTTCTGATGTTCCAGATCAAATTGAAACACTTGATGAAAAAGCAGATGGTGTACAAGAATCAAGTGACGATCTAAAAGAATATGTTCGTGGTTTGTCTCCTGTAAATACAAAAGGGCCACTCGATGTTATCTCCATTGATGACGCGGCTCCGCTGGACGTGGAAAACGTAGTCATCTCAATTGAACCTGTCCAGTCTGGCAGCGGCGACCCCGCCCCGGACAACGTGCGCCCCATCACCGGCTGGACGGGGGCGAATGTAACGCGGGCGGGGAAGAATCTGGCTCCTGTAAATACTTTTGTGGCAAGTCACAATACTGTCATGACATTCGTGCCAAACCTTCCAGCGGGAGTATACAAATATTCCTACAAGGCAACGCGGACAGGGACGGATTCACGAAATGGTGCAATTAGGTTTACATACGATGACGGCACCTATATACAGGAGTACTTGTATGTTGATGGGGCAATACAAACCAAAGGGATTACATTCGTGAAGCCCGTCGCTTCAATATACATTTACAGTGTTTCTGGTAGCTATTCGGATAGTGGGAACTTAGTGCTTACGGCGACGGACTTCCAGATAGAACTCGGCTCCACCGCCACCCCCTACGAACCATATCAGGGCAACACCTACTCCGTCGATTGGGAGGATGAAGCTGGCACAATCTACGGCGGCACGCTTGACCTGACGGCGGGCACGCTAACGGTGGATAGGGCTATCGTGGATTTGGGGACGCTGAACTACGGTGTGATGAACAGCAGATTTTCGGCAGATGTCATCGGCATGACCCCTGTTGTAACGCCGCCGTATACTAACAGACTGACCGGAGTAATTTGCTCACAATACCCACCGGACAGCCAAGTTTCTATATCTGACACGATGACAGACAAAACATGGATTCGTACGGGCGCAGGAATTATTATTAAAGACACGGATTACACAGATGCGGCCTCATTCAAATCTGCCATGTCTGGCGTTCAGCTTGTCTATCCCCTCGCCACCCCCGTCACCTACACCATCGACCCCATGACCCTGACGCTGCTGCGCGGCAACAACGCCCTCTGGGCCGACTGTGGAGACACGACGCTGACCTATCGGCAGGATGTGGCGACTGTATTAGAAGCTTTACTATCTCCTGATGAAACTGACATGGTTGCAAATACAAATTATGTTGAAAATTCATTTTTCACAATAGGGGGTAAGTTGTATAAGGCTACGTCTGCAATCGCTACAGGAGAAACAATTCAGCCCGGTACAAACTGTGTTGAGACAAGTATTTCTGAACAGTTAACTGCTATATATTCACAGCTATCATAGCTATAGAAAGTGAGGTAATAATATGTATCAATATTATATTGTTGAGATCCAGAAAAACCATGCTGGCGAGTATTCCCATATAATGCATTGGGCATACGATGCAAATGCAGACATTGCTCGTCAAAAGGCAGAGGGTGTTTATCACAGTGTTCTTGCAGCTGCTGCTGTCTCTAACACTGCAATGCATAGCGCGACAGTTATTTCTGCTGAAGGTGTCCCGCTGATGAGCCAGTGCTATCATCATGAGGCAAGTCAAGTAGAAGAATAAATCACAAGGTGAATGATTTGTATAATTAAATTTGTACAATAAGTCACCAGAATAGAGGTGATAATAAAATGGCAGAATGGAAAACTGCCGACAAGGTAATGATGATGCCGAAAGGTGTCCATGACTCAACAGAGACATATAGGGTGTTAGACCTTGTTAGTAATGAAGATTTGACTGCGTATTATGTGGCGAAGAAAGATGTTCCTGCTGGAGTATTGTTGACTAATAGTGAGTATTGGGATGCGATGGCAGATTTGTCTGACTTGCCAGATAAGCTTGATAGTGTTGATGATAAGTTGGATGGCGCAATTAGTGAGAATAGTGGAATTAAAGATTTTGTCCGATCCATGTCCCCGGTCGTGACCACTGGCCCCTCTCCCGTGGTGTCGGTGTCCGATGCCGCGCCGCTGGACGCGGAGGATGTCACGATTGCCATTGAGCCTGTGCAGGACTTGCACGGGTATGATTATCCATGGCCTGCAGGTGGTGGGAAAAATGTTTTTGATGGTGCTGTCGAGATCGGTGGTATCAGCACGTCCAACGGCGATAATATTAGCCAGACAGATAGATTTCGTTCTGTCAATTACGTGTCTGTTTCACCTGAAACAACTTATTATTTCTTCCTTTCGACGGCAACGGCGCATTCCATGTTCTATTATGATGACACAAAAACGTTGCTTTCGTTCGAGGATAAAGGCACAGCAAATGCCACTTTTACAACTCCAGCAAATTGCGCTTATGTGCGCTTTATCGTGCGGACTACAACACTAACATATAACTTGGCTATTAATTATCCTTCAACCGTTACAACCTACTCCCCCTACTCCAACATCTGCCCCATCTCCGGCTGGACGGGGGCGAATGTGGCGAGGGCCGGGAAAAACCTGTTATTTTACTATTCTCTTTATACTCATGTCTTTGGCCTTACTCCGTCAAAAATAGAAGGCGGTGTTCGGCTATCGGGTGTGCCTACATGGTCAACTGGTGGTGGTAAAGCATTTCGCCTTGCGGTTGTTGCTAGTGTTAAACAAAGATTTAAGTCTATCGCAAGTGTCAAAGTATTTTGCGACAGTCCTTATTTCTCTGTTTCAAGTGCATACTTTAGCGACAGCGATAATACCATTATTGTTTCTGGTTCGTCCGTTGCGTCAACAACTTCAATAACCATTGACTTTTTTATTATGGTTTATATGGGGGATGAACCAGCAACATTCGAACCCTATCAAGGCGACACCTACACCGTCGATTGGACAGATGAAGCTGGCACAATCTACGGCAGCACGCTTGACCTGACGGCGGGCACGCTGACGGTGGATATGGTCAAATGGAGGCCGTCGCTGTCGGTTGTGCCGACCATCGATGACATTGGGGATGGGTGGACGCGATGTGCTTATGCCGCAACCGCTATACGTCCTGAGTATGCTGCCAAGTCCCCTTTGTATGGGTTTTATAGTCACGGAACATACGCGAACAATTGGGTTGGAAAATACTCCCACGCATACGTTACGGCTGGTAGTCTTGCTTACGTTTGGCTAAAATGCGATGCAACCGCTGAGGCCGTGCTGACATACCTCAATGCACAGAGCGCGGCAGGAAATCCCGTCGAGTTGGTATATCAAATTGCCACCCCCATCACCTACACTCTCGACCCCGTGACCCTGACGCTGCTTCGCGGCAGCAACGCCCTCTGGGCTGACTGTGGAGACACGACGCTGACCTATCGGCAGG